GCAATGCTATTCAGAATGCAATCGTTGATGCTAAGGGCGATCTGATCGCAGCTAGTGCAAACGACACACCTGCACGCCTAGCAGTAGGCAACAACGGCGAAACGCTCGTAGCAGATAGTTCCGCTACTACTGGACTTCGCTATCAAGGTTCAATGGCTGCTGGAAAGAACGCGGTCATCGGAGGATCTTTTGACATTTGGCAGCGTGGCACCGCTTCGACTACTTCACAAGCGGCATACACAGGTGCGGACAGATGGTTCACATTTACTCTAACCAATGCTAATTCTGCTCAAGTAACTTTGGCAGCGGGTTCGCCTTGTACCTACGGAGTTAGATTTACTAGCACATCAGCGACTAACTCGGTTCTATACGGCACAGCATTAGAAAGTCAAACATTAGATCCATTACGCGGTCAGACAGTAACGCTTTCATTTTATGCCTATTGTTCAACAGGTACAGTTTCTTTGATTTCTTATGTTCAAAAAAACGCAACGGCAAACACATTACAAAGCGGTACTTGGACAACAGTTTCATCACCAACAAACACAGTAACGACTACGCCTACAAGGTTTTCTACTACTTTTGCACTTGCTGGTGATAGCACTACCGCTGGACTTCGAATTCTATTTGGTGCGGACAACTTTACTAACGGCGCAAACTTTGTAATTTACGGAGTGCAATTAGAACTAGGTTCAGTTGCAACTTCCTTTATGCGTAGCGGTGGAACAATCCAAGGAGAATTAGCCGCTTGCCAACGTTATTTCCAAATAATTGCTGAAGGTAACAGCGCATATATTTTCAATGGTAATAACTGGTACGCCTTTGATGTTCGTGGTGTTTATACTTTTCCAGTTCAAATGCGTACCGCGCCGACGCTGGTTGGTACAACAGGAACAAACTATTATCGTGTCCAATACAACACGACAACAGATGACTTAAATGAAATCAAAATGGCTAGTGCAACAGTTAGAAATTGTCTATTGTTAAACGACACACAAGCAGCAGTTACGGCTGGAACTCCTGCAACTGTTTTAACAAACAACGCAGCAGCCAGCGTTGCGATTAGTGCGGAGTTATAAGATGGCAAGAGAATACACAGTCCTAGAAAATGGATATATCCAGTATGAGGAAAATGGCTATCTTTATGTCATACCTAATGACGAAGCCAACTCAGACTATCAACGTTATCTGAACCCAGAAGCGGAACAATCCACACCAATTCTGTCGGATGAAGCCAAGACTAAGTAAAGCTGCGAGTCAATTACGGGAACAAGTCGATGACTCATTCCCAGATCGTGACCGCACATCGGATGGTTGGATCGGTGATACCCGACACGCTGCTCGCAAGTCAGATCATAATCCTGATGAGCAGGGCTGGGTTCGTGCCATTGATGTGGACAAAGACTTATTCAAGGGCGGAAAGCCAGACATCATGGGAGATCTTGCTGATCAGCTTCGTACCTTGTCCAAGTCAAAAGCAGACAAGCGTATTAGTTACATCATTTACGATGGACGAATCTGCTCACGCATCCTTAACTGGAAGTGGCGCAAGTACACAGGGGCTAACAAACACACTAAGCACATGCATGTTAGCTTTAAGAAAGAAGCTGACAATGATGGTGCTTTTTTTCAAGTACCTATGTTAGGAGCATCTAATGGATAATCTACTTTTAATCATTGCTGGCATTCTTGGTGTTGCTGCTATTCCTGCACTACGCCAAGCAATTAAGTCATATCGTGCCCGGAAGTCAGCAGGAGACATTATTGTCGATGCGCTAGAAGCAGCGATCGATGAGGTAGATAAGAAGTGAGCCAGACAGATTTCTTTCAGCTCTACATCGCCACATTAGTAACACTTGGTGGCTTGTCGGGCTTTGTCATTACTCATTTACTAGCTGAGATTAAGCGACTGCATGCGCGTGTCGATGAGATCTATAACATACTCTTAGAGCGATAATTTAATCATGGCAAGAAAAGAGACAAGAGCCCTAGAGGAGCAAGGCTACTCAAAGCTCGATGCTTACTGCATTGGATTGCATGAGTATTACAAGTCTTTACGCAAAGCGGGATTCTCCGAGGGCATCACTTTATTCATGATTACAGATGTTCCGTCTTATCCGCGTTGGATCTTGCCTGATCCAGTCGAGCCAGAGAAGTTCGGCGATTACGAAGATGAGGATGATGACTAAACGCAGATACCTGGTGATCTCGGATCTACAGATTCCATATCATCATGAGCAAGCCGTTAAGAATCTTATCAAGTTAGTAAAGCGCGAGAAGTTCGACTTAGTTCTCAACACAGGCGATGAGCTTGATATGCAGAGCCAGTCAAAGTGGGCTAAAGGCACACATCTAGAATATGAAGGGCAGCTAGATCATGATCGAAGTCTCGCTCAGAACATCCTCTGGGATCTCGGCACTACCGACATCACTCGATCCAACCACACCGATCGTCTATACCACACTCTCGTTAGAGGAGCTCCTAGTCTCATCGGACTTCCAGAGCTCGAGTACTCCCGTTTTATGGGTTTCTCCGACTTGGGGATTCGTTTTCATAAAAAGCCTTTCGAGTTCCATAAAGGTTGGGTCTTAGTCCACGGAGACGAAGGATCGATGAATAGCAATGCAGGGCTTACAGCTCTTGGCTTGGCTAAGAAGTTTGGCAAGTCAGTAGTTTGCGGGCACACCCACAGGGCGGGCATTAGTGCCTATACAGAAGGCTTAGGAAGCCAATACAGGACTTTATGGGGCTTAGAGGCAGGAAATGTCATGGACAAGAAGAAAGCCTCTTATCTCAAGGCTGGAAGTGCTAATTGGCAGATGTCTGTGGCAGTCATTGAGACACACGGAGATCGAGTTAGCCCATTCTTAGTGCCCATCAACAAGGATGGATCTTTTACGCTTTACGGCAAGTTATACGCCTAGATCGTTATCAATCCGTTACCTAAATGTACTGGATTCGTCTGACATTTATGTCACACTAACTCTGTAAGCCAGTCGAGGGCACTGGATGCAGATAGGAAATAAGATGAGTTTAGAGATGCCAACGATTGTGCTGCTTTTAGTAGCTAATGCTTTATGGTATTTAGTAGGCTGGGCTAAGGGCTTTAACGAAGGCAAGCGCGAGGGTCTAATCGTTGCTAAGTCATTTCAGCGAGTGACAACAGATGCGCGCTAATGAGATCCTACTTACCGCAACAGACACAATCCGTGATCGTGGGCTTTCGTATGGTCACCCTGCGGATAACCTGCAACACACCGCAATGCTCCTCAGTGCATATCTACAAACACCGATCCACGATTATCAAGTCGCAGGGATCATGGTGCTCGTTAAACTTGCAAGGACTAATCAATCAGCCCAACACATCGACAACTGGGTCGATCTATGCAGCTATGGCGCACTCGCAGGACAACTAGCAACAGAGGAGAACGAACTCTATGTTTAATTTAGCCGATTACGAACCAGTCGAGGTGAGACTTGAAAAGTTTATTAAGGATTATCCAACATTCCGCATTGCAACAGAGCTTGAAGTGGTCGAGGCAACTCGATACATTGTTAAGGCGTATCTATTTAAGGATGCTAGCGATGGCGTTGCGTGGGCAACAGGGTACGCTGAGGAAACAGTTACTAGCCGTGGTGTTAATCAGACTTCAGCACTGGAGAATTGCGAGACTTCAGCGATCGGCAGAGCACTTGCAAATGCAGGTTATGCGCCTAAAGGAAAGCGACCAAGCCGAGAAGAAATGACAAAGGTAGTAGCTGCTAAGCCAGTTAAGCCACCTGTTCAAGAGGTCAAGGCAGATGATCAAGATTACTGGACAACTCCAGTAAATGAATATAACAAAGTCGTTGATGCGCCTGTCACACTTGACAAAGCGATGGAAACAGTTACCGCAATCATGGGAACACCAGAAGCCGTAGAAGCCCCATCATGCGAGCATGGACATATGCAATGGCGTGAGGGTGAAAAGAATGGAAAGGCTTGGGGTGGTTACTTCTGCAACTCAGCCATTTCATCAGCTCATCGATGCCCGACTAAGTGGTACACACTCGGATCAGATGGAAAGTTCCAACCACAGAAAGCGAGAGTTTAATGGGAAACATCGGAATTAGAATCAATGGTGAATGGGTTGATTTAATGTCAGCCTTTGTGCCATGTCAGTTATGTAATGAGCCAGTCCAGATTAAGAACTTGGTTGATTTATCTCAGGATGCTGTCAATGGCACAGTGTCATGGCAATGCTTGAAATGCAGCACAGTCAATGGATGATTCAGAGAAGCTGCTGGTGTTTCTAGTATTGTGTTTATTCATTGGTGGCGTAGCGATGGGATATATGGCACATGGCTAAGTTTAACTTTGATGAGATTTATCGATCTCCAGTAGATCGCCACATCTACAGTTTTAGCGGATATGGTGGCGTAGAGAATTGCTCGGACTGCGATTCATTCGTCCAAGTCAATGAATATGATCGCATCCATGATGGTGCAGTCCTATTCTTCTGCAAGAATTGTGAGAACAAGCATCACCTATGACCCAGCATAGGAAACACAGAGGTTTCCGCACAGAGCGTGTTGTCGCACAGTACCTATCGACTGTCTGGCAAGGCGCATGTGTGGGAAGGGGTAGTGGCAAGGATATTGTGAATGTGCCGTTCGATGTTGAAGTCAAAGCCCGCGCTGGATTTCAACCTCTTGCATACATTAAGCAATTAAAAGCTCGAACAGCCATTTCGGGGGAATTAGGCTTTGGAGTGATTAGACTCAACGGACAGGGTGAGGATGCGCGTGAGTATGCCGCGATAATCCGACTTGAGGATCTCTTGCCACTACTTCAATTAAGATATGGTCATCTATCCAGCGAACCCACAGAGGCAGACATTGACCGCTGCACAGCTTGTGGGTCTTACATGATACAGAGGTGTTTAACATGCCAGCCTATGACTACCGATGCAACCAGTGCAATCTCAGTCAAGAGATTACCCACGGATGGCACGATCGACCAATGATTCCATGCACTTATTGCAATGAGCCAATGGTCAAGGTTATAGCAGCTGCTCCAGCACACTTTAAGGGTAAGGGCTTCTACATAACGGATAAATAGTTATCCACAGAAGTTATCCACAGCCGGTGATTAGGAGGAACTATGAAACGAAACACCGCTCTGAGCAGGACTTTTAATAATAGATTTGACAGCGATGGTACGCTAACGGCGCAGAGCCTCTCAAAGGCTCACCGCGAGCCCCTTAGGGGCGTAGCTCGCGGGGTGCTAGTAGCTATTGGGATAGCTCTATGCATCATGCCTGATGCAGGTGGATCTAAACCAATGCAATATGTAACTTATAAAGAATTTGCATATCATCAATTAGGTTATAACTTGAAGCAATATAAATGCTTAGCAATACTCTATGGTAAAGAATCAGCATGGAATCCTAAAGCAGCTAATGGATCTCATTATGGTATTCCTCAAGGTAGAAGCCAGTGGCTTAAAGACCAAGATGGTTATACTCAGGTACAGTGGGGTCTTGACTACATAGGCAACCGATATGGTGAGCCATGTAAAGCACTGGATCATTGGAAGGCTAAGGGATGGCATTAGACAAGCTGAACAGTAGGCGATATCGCGAACAGCGTGAACGCGTGTTCATGCGCGATGGTCGCTTCTGTCAGATATGTGGCATAGATGAGGGTGAGATGCACATCGACCACATAATTCCACGCAAGGCTGGTGGCGATCACAGTCTGGATAATCTAAGAGTGCTGTGCAAGTCATGCAATCTGCGCA